TGATGTATATAATACATTATCTGATTCTGATAGTGAATTACTGTTAAGCGAGATGATTATTTCGAATGATAGTAATTCAAAAAAACGTAAAATTGGTAAAGCACTCAGTAAGAAAATATATCAAAGTATAAATACTTAATACTTAATACTTAATACTTAATACTTAATACTTAATACTTAATACTTAATACTTAATACTTAATACTTAATACATTTATTTAATTTAATTTAATTAATTAAAGAATGAATCAATATTTTATTTATGCGTTTATGGCGTTTTTAATATCATGCTGTATTAGTATTATACAAACACAATATGGTCATGATTCCAATAATAATCTGACATTTATTGGTAATTTAAGTGGTTTAATTGCATCAATAGCATGTTGTGCAAGTTGTGCGTTTTGTGTACATGCTATAATATATTGATAAGATTAATTAAAGATAATTTTTAGTTTGAACAGTTAAATATGTTTTGATTATTTTATTTTAGTATTGATTATTTTATTTTAGTATTCTGTTATTATTTTTAAAGAAATTTTCAAGAAATTTACAATAATCATCAACATTTAATTTTTTATCAATATTATAATTTATCATTTCTATATCATTATTATTTTCATTTTTTTGTATATATTTTATGATATCTACAATATTATATCGTTTAATAGTAGTGCATTTTTGCCCAGTTATATTTTTACGTTTGTCGGTTTGTTCTTCATTAGATTCATTTCTTGTATCAATAATTCTGAATATTTGGTCATAATATCCATCAGGGTATTCTTTTGTATTTTTATAAGATCTATAAGATCCATATATTTTATAAGATGTCTTGATTGTATTATTATCTTGTTTATCTTTATCTGATAATTTAGGTTGTTCTATATTATTAGCATTTATTGTTTTTACAGTTGTAATTTTCTTTTTTGTAGTTTGTTCTTTTATAGTAGAATCAGATTTGTCTGATTTTTGCGCATATGATTTATAAGTTAAATTATTTACATCGAATATAAAATCAAACATTTTTGAATAAATTGTACTATTTATATCAGCATTTTCTGGATTAAAAATATAATAATCACCTTTTATTATAATAAATCCTTTTCTATTATACATATCATTTAACATGTATTTATTTGAAACAATATCATTTAAAACAAAATAAATAACTTCAATAGATATAGTATCATCTGCTTCTTTAATTTTTTTTATTATATCTTGTAAATTCCAAATAAAATATTGTTTGTATAATAATCTTATTTGATTTTTTACAAAACTTATAGCATATTTTTCAAAATTTTGAATATTAATATTATAAGTACTTTTATCAAGTTCAATAGTACTCGTAATACCTGGTGGGGGAACATACGCACATTCATAAAAACATTTTTGATAATCACATTCAGCAGAACCATCTAAAAATTTGTTATTGTAATCCATATTGCGTTCTTTATTAATAAAACAATCAAAACTAATTTCTTTTAAAATTCGTTCAATTACTTTATTTGATCGATCTTTGTATTCAGATAATATATATTTTTCTTTATCAATCATTAATTTTTTTGAATCTTGATATTTTTTTGGAGCAATACTTGTATATTTATATATTTCAACATTTCTTTCATCTTTTGGCAAATCATCATGTGAATGATTTCTTATAGCTCTACCTATAATTTGATTAATTTTACTCATATTCCATGATGGTTCTAATATATGAACTTGTCTAACATTTTTCAATGTAATACCTTCAGAAATAACTGGAGATCCTATTATTATTTTTATTAATTTACCATCTTTATTTTCAGTACTGTTAAATATTTTTCGTAATTTATCACGACTTTCAGATGACATATGATCATCATAAATAATATATGAATTTCTTGAATTTCCACCTTTTGTATATTTTGTATAACCGTTTTTAGAAAGTACCTTTGCTAATAAACTAACTCCACCATTATTAACATAATTTGAATATATAAATACATTTCCTTTTGATTTTTTAATATTATCTAATAATGTGACTAATTTATTAGAATATTTTTGCAGATAACGTCTTTCTAAAAATGTATCATTTGTATTTAATATTTGAAAACCGTCTTTCCCGTATAAACCTTCAGGATATGTCATTGTCGATGCATCACTACTGTTTTTATATAAACCACTTGATTTAACATTTTCACCTTGATTTTGTTCATTTAAATTTTCATTTGCTAAAAGAATATCTTCATTTAAATTATCATGTTTATTTTCTTCATTTTGATCATTTTTTAAAGCATTTAAATAAACATTATATTGATATTCTGACATTTCACATTCAACTATTTCTTTTGATCCTGGAATGTTTAATAATGGTGTACCAATATCAATTCGTTCAGGATATGTTTCTATATTTGCACTTATATAACTAACTTTGCCTTTCATACCATCTTTTAGTTTTTTTTTACCAGATTCTGTAATAGATACGATTTGCGTTTTCAATTGTGATTCTGTATTATCAACAACTGACATGTATTTCGATTTTGTAAGAGCATTTCGTATAGGAAGTATTTTACTGGAATCTTTTATATTTAACAAATTATTAATTTCAGCAATTTCTTTTGGATTATCATACATTGGTGTAGCTGTTAATAATATCAATCTATAATTAAAACTATTTTTTAATACTTTTACAAGTGCATGATATGCGTCGTTATTTGTTATATTATGAACTTCATCAATTATAATAACACTATTATTTAAATTTTGTATTGGATTAGAATGTTCTGTACGATTCATTTTTTTTTCATTATTAAAACCTGCTATTTCACGACTACCAAGTACTCGGTTCACAAAACTACCATATGTAATAATATCATATGTTTTATTAATATTTCTCCTTAATTTATTTTGTGTTTCATCGTCATCTAGTGCTTCATAAGCACCCATTGTACATTGACTCATCAATTCATTAATAAAATTTTTCTCAATATTTTGATTTTTAACTAAAACAATTATTTTTTTATCGATATTCATCATATAATTCTTAAATCCTTCAGCAATTGTTATCGCTGAGCAAGTATTATGTGTTACAGTGAAATCGCCCATTAAATATCTACAATTACCATCTAATGTAAACCCGTAATAATTATCTTCATTCACATATTTTATTTTTATTCCTGTTACTAAAACATTTTTATTTTGTTGTCTAGGATTTGCTTTTTTTCTTTTACATAAAACAGGTATTTCTTCAATACCTGTACCACTAATACAAATCCTCCATGCAGAGTCATGTTTTTTTTCACCTTTATACGTCCATGATGTTTGTTTTTTATTTTTATAACATGCAAAACCTAAACTACGACATAAATAAATAATATCATCAATAATTTGTTCATTCTTAATAGATTGAGTAAATTCATATACATATTTATTTTTATCAAGATGTCCATCTGAATCTAAAAGTCCTGCTAATAATTTTAATCTATTTTCTCGTGAATTACATTTATATATATGTGGAATGTGTTTATTATTTATTAAATTTAAATTTTTTAATGTATTTAAAAATATATTATCATTTTTTTTACCTGAACCAGATATTCTATAACTATATTGTGATTGATGATTTAATGTTAAATTATATAAAGCAACATTTTTATAAAAATAATGTAATACAGTAGAATCTTGACATGTGATATCAAGATTAACAGGATCTCTTTCACTTCCATCACCTATCCAATATCCTAACATATATGGATCAAATGGTAATTTTATTTCATCAAAATTAATTGATACTTTATATCCTTTTAATATATTTTTTTTTGTGTTTGATAATTTTAAATAATCTTTAATTGATATTTCCATAATTTGATCCCATGTTATTGTATTTACAAATTTGATAGCGTCAATTTCTTTGTCTAATGAAAATGATTTAGATTTAAAAGTGTTGTTTTCTATATATTGTATATTATAATTTCTACAATTTGGTCTATCATTTTTTCTTATACTTGGTAATCCACTTGCTTTTAAACATAATATATGTTCTTCATTAACCCTGTAAGATTCTCCTTTTTTAGGAATAATATCATACATTTTATCTCTACCTGTCGCTAAAGAAAGAACTTTTCTTGGTGTAGAATCATCACCCATTAAATAATCACCAACTTTAATATCTTGTACCATTTTTATTGTACCATCATACATAAGTATAGGTGTATTTATAGCATGACACTTGCCTGATCCTAATTGATGATACAATAATATATTATCATACGGTGTAAAATTAGATATATAATTTTTTAATATCAATTGAATAGGATCTTGATATACATATTTTGATTTCTTTTTTATATCTATTTTAAATTCCTTTTTTAATAAAATATCAGAATATTTATCATCATCATATGAATTATAATAACTATCACTCATTGTTAGATTAGTTTATAAATTGTATATAAATTGTATATAAATTGTATATAAATTCTTTATAAATTCTTTATAAATTCTTTATAAATTGTTTATAAATTGTTTATAAATGTACTTAGTTGTATATTACCAATAAATTAAAAAACACCTTTTTACTTTAAATGTACTATCTTTGGTGTTGTGTACTGTTACTATTATATACTGTTACTGGTTGGATAAATTTCAGATATATCGATTAGAGGTGGTGTATTTGTAATATTAGACACATTATCAGTAATAATTTGTGTATTTGATATTATATATATAAAACTGTATATTGTAAAGGGTATATATAATGATAATAATAATGAATTCTTTGATTTATTGTATTTTTTTAATATAAAATAATATACAACTGCAACAATAAAAATAAATAAATGTACCTTTGTATTATTTAACAAACTCATTAACTTTTAATATGATTTATTAATGTATAAATAAATAAAATAATTATAAAAGGCTTTCAACTGTTTGGAACTTCTTATTCATTATTATTCAAATTAATGTTAAATAATTAAGTTAACATTAATTACATCATAAATAAAAATATAAATTAATATAAATTAATATAAATTGATTTTTTTTCATTAAATCAAATTAACTTAATGAATGGATCCTGGGTATCTCATCGAGAGATTAGAGATTTTTACGGAGTCTCGGACTCTACAATTA